ATATAGTTTTAATGTCGCACAATGTAGAGACACCGTCATAATAACAGATTAAAATCATAAAAATAAACGTTATAAATAAAACTACATTTATCTATTGACAACTTTTTATTTTATAAAGATTATGCTAATATTAAAATATTAAATTTAAAATAAAAAGGATTAAAAAATGTTTGAAATACCTCTAGAAAAATTACCTCAAATAGTACAGGTGATGACATGTATTAGTTTTGTATGTATAGTGGTGATAGCATTGTGTATATTGGTAATTGCTAGTATACATTCCAGTATTAATAATAAGCTTGAAAAAATCTTAGAAGAGATTATACGATTAAACGGTAAAAATAGCTAAAAGGGGAGATCTAATATCAATTCTTTAGAATTAATTTTAGAACCTCTGCTAGCGTGATATTGAATCTCATAATTGTCATTAATATAGTCTGGTTTAGTATTCCTGACAACCGCTCCTAAATTAAACTGCTCCACGCCATTTACTGTTGTTTGTGGACGTTTTAAATTTTGAGAACACCAATAGCGCTTCTTGCCTGAAAATAACGGCATATCTTTTATTAAATATTGCTTTAAAACGTAATTAGCAACAGCCTCTGGATTGTCAGTAATGGGGACGGCAGAGGAGATTTTGCCAGCACGCCAGCTTGAAATATTGTACATATCTCTTCCTGATTTTGTCTTAATTTTTAAAGGCTTAAGATAGCCGTTATAATTTTTAAATAAAGAATGGAAATGAAGAGCACCGTCCTTGTGTAATTCTGGAACGATAATATACTTTAAATCTGGAGATTTTTCGCGTTGACGATGTAACCACATATGCATGACATGCTTGCAATGATCAACATCATAGCGGTTATGTTTACGGCGGTCAAAAGTAAACGTACAAAAATAATCAAAATGATTACATAGAATTATATCTTTAACTAAAGTTTTAGTTCTTCTTAAAGAACGATTATCATTTATTTTTTGAGATATTTTAGAGACTTTAGTTTCACCTGAATCATCTTTATTTTTCTCAAAACCAAAATAATTTTATAGGAATTATGATAGATTACAATTTTAGTCATATGTGGATAAACCTTTACTATATTAGAGATAATTTTTTCATTATCACTAACGTTATATTTACTAAGCATAATTCATACCCCAAAACTAATTTAACAGTAGTAAACGCACATAATGTGTCCCTATTATCAAGTATGCGCGCAAGCGCGCGGGGACACATCGGCGGGCACCGCGCACGGCGCGGTTAGCCCACCGCTACCCTTTACGAAAAATGCGGCGTTTTGTTTTAATTTTTATATCTGAATAATTTAAATTTATATTTTGATTAAAGCTAGAATATACATTAGGATTTTCATCGCCTGTGAAAACTACTTGATACGTATCATATGAATCTCTGAGCTTCTGAGAATGGAAAAAACAGCCCATTTTAAGCGGATTAGCGCCAGTCTGACGTCCTGAATTATTAAAATCTAGCTTTTTTGAGTCAAACGCCCAATAGATCGTTAAAATCGCGCCTCTTGTAAATGGAAGACCAATAGATTTGCATTTAAAGGCAATATCAGAGCGCCTGCGAGTTTGCTTGTTTATCTGGTCGTAATCCTGCGACGTTACTAAATGCAACCGCCTCTGTTTTCGGTTCTGCGCGTTTTGCTCAATAACCCAAGGCGGAACGTTGCGCGAATCCTGATTCGAAAAGTAATTCTGATATTCATCGGTAAGCATTATGACTCCGTACTTATCATTCTTGACATGCTTTATGACCAACTCATAAGACAACTTTGATTGATAAAATATGTAATATCGGCTCGTATCGAAACCTCGGCTTAAAAAATCAAGTAAGAGGGAAGAGTTGTCGTGGAAATTAAGCGGAATCATATCTTTAAGTGCAATGTTGGATACGACCACCGCGCGAGGATACGCCCTACGTATCCTCGTTGCAAAGTATATAAGCGTTATCGTCTTCCCAGAGCCTTGTTCGCCATAGAAAGCTTGAATTCCCGTTGGTTTAAATAGCAGAGGGTCTCTTGATAATCGGTAATTTTCTTTAATAGCGTCAATATGAACTTTTAAATCACGTCTAACAAAATTTAGAATTTCTGACATGGTGGTACTCCTTATGTTTTTAAAATTAATCTAGCTTTTTATACGCTTATACAACCATAGAGACATGTGAATAAGTGGCGAAATAAGCATATATCCTATGATTAAAAATATAATAACTTTAAAAAAATCATTGCCTAAAAGATTCTTGAAAATTTGAATTGGCGTTGTGAAAAAATTGGTTATATAATTTAGAGAATCTTGTAAGGGTTGCGGAAGTGGTGGAAGTTTAAACCAGCCGAAAATAAAAGTTAATAAATTTAAAATCATTTGAATAATAATTGTAAATATCACTCTGAAGCCTCCGTGGATTTATCCATGTCAAAAATATTAACAATTTTGCGCCAATAGGCATAAATTAAAACTAGAACAACTGCAGATTGTAAGAGTTTTTGAAAAATATCCCATAATTGCGGAAAATTAAATCGCCATGCGCACAATTTTAAATTATAGCCAATATCGCAAGTACTGTTGGTTACATCTGAAGAGGTGATAGACTTTAAAATACTTATAGTAAAGTCAAATGGCGACCATAGAAAACCTAAGGATTTTGACATGGCATCGGTGAAATTTTTAAAATAATCTTTTAAATCGGTAATATCTGGAACGAATAAATAGGCTAGATACGACTTTAAAGCTATGCCGAAATTATCCAGATGACAGCCAATCGCTTGTATTATGTTTAAGCTTGAACAATCCTTGAATGGAGAATACTCTTTACAACTTCCATTTTCACAGTTTTGAGTTTTAGTGCCTGAAAAGTAGGAAGAACCGTCAATTAAAATCGGTAAATTAAGCACGTGGAAATTATATTTATCATCTAAGCCTGGGAATGGAATTCCAGGCCATACATATTGTAATATAAGATAATATGTTCCTTTTTTTTCGAAATTATACGTAAAATGTAGAGAATCCGCCAAGCTTAAATCACCAGAGGAATATATAGGCTTTTCATCTGATGGATTTTGCTTAATCTCATATCGAAATTTTGTATCACGACCCCAGGGGTAGAACATCGGCTTGCAAAGATTTTGGAACTGTTTAGTACATAAAAATGCGTCAAGCTTTAAACCGCTAACGTTATAATGAACTGACGGCGTTGCATTTTTCTTCTTATTAAGATTATCAATTCTAATTCCCTCATAGCCCTCTGGATAAGTGAATGGAAAATTATTTACGAAAAACTTAAAATCTTTATATAATGACAGATATGAATACTGAACTAATTTATCACTAGCGACACCTGTATAGAGAAGAGGGCGATAATTACAGCCTCTATGATCTGATAACTCAATGAATTTAAAAACATGATTAGGTTTATTATGAAAGCCTATAGAACTTGTAGAAATTCCAGCGTCACGGAAATCCTCCGTTTTAGAAAACGCAAAAACTATGTTAACACCATTTTGCAAAATTGCCCAATAGCCCCCGTTTTCAGTATCGATTATAGAACGAAATTCTCTATAATACGATAATAATTGTTCTTTATACTCTGCGCGCGTTCTATTGACAGCGCGTTCCAAAAAAAACATATAGTTATCAGATATATCACCAAATTTATCTTCAGAATTAGAACAATCCCTACCATTATCACGAATTTTAGGCAGGTATAAATTTGGCGTTGTTTTAATAACATCATCATACGGCGATTTAGCGGAAACGAAAGCGGGGATTATAAGTTGAATAATTAAGCTTAAACTTAAAATTGAAATGATAAGTCTCTTCATAATTTAGTCTTTTCTATAAGATATTCGGCTAATTAAATAACAGCATATAAAAATACTTATGGTTATTACAAAAAATTTAATTAAAAAATTATCAAGCATTAGTTGAAGTTCGGTTGAGCTTATCATTATTTAGTCCTTTGAGCTTGTTATACTATATAGCGATTTAAAAATTACGTCTAAAACAATTTTAACGCCTGCACCAACGGCTATAATCGCTAATAATGATGAAAAATTAATTGAAATTGTTCTTGTAATAATTAATATAATCTCTTGAGTTGTCATTTTAAAATTTAAACAAGGGCGGGGTAGGTGGTGGAACTACCCCAAAAAAGCTATATACCACGACCCTTGAGGGAGCGATTAAGCACACGGCGGAATAAATTAAATCCAACGCCAAAGCCGATTAAAACGGCAAAACCTACCCAGTTACTACTAAAATATTTTGCAACTTCAGTAATAATCGCCGTAGCGTTCTCTGCTGTAAGTAACTGCACCTTGTTATCCTTTCTGAATTTTAAAATTTATATAGTAGGTGGGCTGGAATATTAAGAATGTGTAAGTGATTAACCAATATCTAAAGCTCTGAAATCCGACTTTCGCTGACACCCACCGAAATAGAACAAAAATAGAACTTAAATTATCTTGAAAAGAATGCGGAGTTTTCAGGAGTTCCAGGTTCTGGCATGTTATTAGATTGAGACTTAATAACAGCGTCATTAATAGCGAATTTTTGTTCGTCATTTACAAAAGCTTTATAAACATAGCCGTTCATGAATTCTATATACATACGGGTGAATTCATTTCCAGTTTTTGGAGACTTTTCAGTTTTTATATATACACGGGGGATTGCGTTTACAATATTGTCTTTATTCATTTTTAAATTATCCTTTCGACATTTTTTAACGCTTAATATTACGATAGAAGTATAACATGGGGTATATGAATATAAGCGTTTTGGATATAGTTTTAATGTCGCACAATGTAGA